TGTTTGTAGAGGTATTGTTATTTGTAAAACTTATATCTTCTGTTCCAATTCTAATTTCTCCTGATGATGGAAAAGCTGCTGTATTGGATAATACAACAGTTGTAGTAATGGTATCTGTTATAGCTGTTGCTAAAGTAGTTGTGGCTGCTCCTAGAGCTGTTCCTCCGTATAGACCTGTGCCCCAACCAAAACCTCCAAGTTGTTGTGATGGTCCTACATGATAATAACATAAAACAGACGTTGATCCTGCAGCACTCATTGGTGTACCAGTTTCTGTAGATCCTAGTGTAATAGTAAAAGTTGTAGTTGTAGGTGCAGCTGTTACCATAAATTTTTTATCTTCAAAATTAGTAGCATCAAAACTAGATGATGCAGGAATAGTCACACTGTCTAACATTACAATATCTTGGTCAACTAAACCATGCGGGCTGCTACAGTTAATTGTAATAATATTTTGATCTGTTGTACTTGTAAAAGTAGCACCAGTTAATGTTGCTCTAATTGGGTGTATGTCATAATATACTCCACCAGAGTATACGTATAAAATTCTATTAGTTCCTATGGCTGCGTATTTAATACCAGCGTTATCGTCCCAATGATGAAGTGCTCTAGCCGCACCAGTTAATTTATCATCACCTAACTGTGTCCAACCACCTATTTTTTCAGGAGTGCCGTATCGAAATCTTACATTGTCGCCATCAAACCATTGTCCCTCGGCCCCGGTTTCTGTGACTTGTTTATTAAACCCCGGTAAGAATCCTAATTTTTGTAACATATAACCTCATTATAATACTATTTTACAAATGATGGTAGACCCAACATAGGTTTTCCATCGAACTTGTTCTTGTCTGCAAATGGGCCATTCACATGATTATAATGTAGAAATACTTGACCGCAAATGTTCCCACCTAAATTAACGGTAGTAGATATTTCACAGCTAGGTCTGTCTTTATGTCTTTTTAATTCGTCACCTTTTTTATATATTCTAGCGTAAGAGTATGTTGGTATTAATTCTAATCCTGTTTCTTGCTGCATTTTAGGCAGTACTTTCATCATTAAAGTTTCCATTACCATATCAGCATAATGAGAATAAGTGTTTGGAATTTGTTGGTCAGTCCAAGTGCCTAACATACCATTGTCATGAGTTATGTTATTTTTATACATAAAATCTACAGCATCTCGTTTAAGGAGAAAATAATTAAATATAAAATTAGCTAGTTCATAGCTAACTGCGTTTTTGATTACTTGATATTTATTAAAAACCATCTTGTACAAAATTAAAACTTACTGATATCCTTATATCATTTGATTCATTAGGTTCAACACTATGCCATAACCAAGAAGGAAACATAATTATTCTATTTACTTTTGGTTCTAAATGTACCTCTCTCCATAAATGGTTGGGTGGTTGACCCTTTTTTCTTATAGGCATGGTAGTTTGTATACCTGGTCTTGGATCACTACAAATAAGTTTACCTGAATTTGCAGGTGCTTTTATATAATATACACCACTAAATAAACTATTGGGATGTATATGGGGTTTATTATAGCCACCTTGATAATTTATATTTGCCCACATATTACCTAATCTTGGTTCTCTATCTAACCATTCTTCTTTAAATACTTCAAACTGCATTTTAAACAACTCATCTACTAGTAATTTAAATTGTGGCATTTTATGCATATTAGTTTCACTATGCCAACCATTCACATTTGTTTTTGTAACACCTTTATTTTGTTTAGACCAAGCAACAATATCGTTAGCTAATTGATCTGTATTTAGATCTACATCTTTTGCATATATAAGAGTGGGAAAAAATCCTTCAGCTATCATTTAAAAGGTCTACCTCCAAACCACACAACTAAAGATTGTCTCATACCTTTAGTTACTGGTTGTACTCTATGATTTAAAAAAGATGCAAAAGCTATTGCATGTCCTTGTTTAAGTTCTGCATATTTATTTGGTCCTCCTATTTCTAAATGACCACCTTCAAATTCTGATGGATCATTTAATAATAATGTCATAGATATTTTTCTAACAGGTGGTTCATGTTGCATGTTTATATCACAATCCATATGCCAATCATAAAATCCTCCTACGGGATATTCTGTAAACTGTGCGTTTTCTGTAACTCTAACATCATCAAAACCAAAATGATTTAAGTTAGCTGCTTGTATAAACTTATCAAGATCTCGATACATGTGGTCCATTTCTTTAAATGGTATCCAAGAAATTGTTGTAATTCTTTTTTTTGTATCTGTGCCACCACCTGGTTTACCCATACCAACTTGTGCCTGTTGTGGTTTTTGTTTTCTACCACATTCAATAATTTGTCTGCATTGATCTGGTGTAAATAAAGGTGTTGTAGTTTGTATTATCCAACTTTTCCATTTAGGTTCTTTTATAATTTGATTTTTGTACATTATTCTACACCTCTATTTTTAATTGGATCATAGTCTACATCCATGTTTGCCGCTAGTGTTCTTCTCCACCCAGGTCCGTTAAACGGATATACACAGTGTCTCATGTCATAAGGAAATATATAAAAATCTCTTTCTTTTATTCTTGGTTGATAATCTACATTTGCAAACTGTCCACTAGATGTACCTAGTATTTGTAGTTTACCATTCTGTGGTGAGTCTGCTGCAGAATATTCTACACCAAAACTTTGTGGTAATTTTAAAATCATCACACTTGATAAACCAGTGTATATTGTTCCTTGATGCACGTGCACTGGATTATATTCATGTTCAAACATTTGATTAACCCAAATAGAATTTAAATGTGTTTTATATTCTTTTACTTTATTCCATTCTAAATAGTGTACAAACATCTTTTGAAACCAACCCAATACATCAGCGGGTAAATGATTGTGTTGAGTCATTCTATTACTATCTTCGCCACTATAAAATAAACTATGTTCTTTTTCTATTTTACCTACTAGTTGTTTGTTAGCAGGTCTTAATTGAGGATATTTAGTTTCATAAATTTGATTTATGGTATGATAGATATCAAGCGGTACTTCATATCTTAATACCGATTGGCCTAAAAATATAAAACTAAAATCTGATGTGCTCATATTTATCTCTAATACTTTGAGGTATTTTATTAATATAAGGGTTAGGTACTTTTTGTATTGTTGGTCTAATTGTGTGCATATCCTTTCCTAATACTGTATCATTGTAACCTATACCATTAATACTTAATTGTTGCAAGTTTTCAAATTGATGTGGGTAATATGGTTCATCTATTAATTGATATATTTTTTTTATTTCAGGTTCAGGATTAGTGACCAAATCATTATATTTAATATAACAACACATATCTTGATAATTAAAAGAATTTTGTATGGCTTTTAATTCTTTAGCAATTGCTCCATCATCTGACATTAAACCCATAAGTTTTTCTTCATCGGTATTCCCTAATTTATTAGGGAAAGCATTTGGGTTTTCTGTATACCATTTCATGTAACTTGCTAATACGTCCATTAGGTCTCGTAATAAAATAATACATCTAAACTCTTTTTTAAAATAATTATCTATTAAAATTTTATTGCCTTCTGTTAAAACAGGTCCACGGTCAATGATTATACGTTGCGGCCAATCTTTATAATAACTATCGTATACCAAATCTAATACATTATCTAAAGATTTATGGTCAGGAAAATTTTGAAACACATCTGTATTTTTTAACAGGTATAAACTTTTCATTATTTCTAATGTAATAGAATTACCAGTGCACGCTATTTCTGGATTTTGATTTAATATAGACGCTAGTAAAGTATTTCCAGATCTAGGTTGTGCTATTAAAAAAAATAATTTTTTATTTTTCTTTTGCTCCAAGGTCACTTGTTAATTGCTCTTTCTTGTTGTAAATCAT